TGTCATCGTGTCACCTTCTTCACCGCTGGCTTCTTGGCTGCTGACTTCTTCGGCTCGATCTTATTCCGTTCCATCACTGTGTACCGCTGTTGCAGCGCATACATGAGTGATCGTTGGTCAGTGACGATGCAGCAGTGTTTCGCCGCACGACTTACTCCCGTGTACAGGTTGTGCCGCGACTGCATGTAGTACGTGCTCTTGTTCATGACATACGTGACATGAGGCCACTCACTACCCTGCGCCTTGTGTGTGGTGATGCAGTACGCGAGGTCGATGGTCTTACGCGGATCGATCTCTACATAGCCACGTCGCGAGTCAACTGTAAGGCTCGGAGGCACATCAACAATGCGATCACCGAGGTCGATACGGATCATCTCACCATCTGCAATCTCTACAACAACACCGCTCTCGCCATTCATGATGATCTTCTCGGGAGGCGTGGGGATGTAGTGCGTCATCTCCTCGTCCTCGTACCGCTCCCACGGGTTACGCAGGTCGTAGTTGTTCTCCGTCCAGATCACCTTGTCACCGACGCCAACGCTGATCGGCTTGTCGGCCTGCCACTTCTCACGAGGCAAGCGTATCCGTTCGCTACGAGGCAGTGGATTGAGTAGTGCTTGCATCAACAGCGACAACTTGTACGTACCGACCCATGACTTGCTTGTCGGTGAGATCATCTGCGCGCCATTGGTGCCATAGTTCACGCCCGCATCTAGCATCTCCATCACGTACTGCTCCACCGTATGCACAGGTTCTGTGGTGAAGCGCATGTCGAAGTCTGGTGCGCGTAGTGGCATACGGCCTGCGAGTATACGCGCTCCGTTCGTGGTGATAGTCGAGCCGTCAGCTTGGCGATGTATTTGCGTCAGTACCACACCATCGAACTTGCGTAGTGCTGCCTCGAATGGAGACTCCATCATCTGCAACCTGCCCTGCTCGATGGGCTTCAACTGGTTCACGTCGCCGAACATGCAGATGCGTCCGCCGGGCGGTAGCGCGTCGATGAGATTGCGATGTATCTCACGATTAACCATTGCGTACTCATCGGCCAGCACGACATGATGCCACAGTGGGTTTCTCTTGTCGCGCTTCGGATCGGTGGTGCTCAGTGCCTTGCCGGTTTCTGCATCACGCTCACCGGGATGCGGGTATTCGAGTAGGCGGTGTATTGTTTGTGCCGGGATACCAGTCGCTTCTTGGATACGCTTTGCGGCTTTGCCAGTCGGTGCGCATAGTACAACGCCGTAACCACCTTCGCGCAGCTTGTTGTACACCTCCCGCATGATCGTCGTCTTGCCGGTACCTGCTACGCCTGTCACGGGGACGATGCGTGCTGCCATGTCGAGGCAACGTGCGATCGCTTGCTTCTGTGTGTCGTCCCACTCGTATGCAACGTCAGATGCTGAAGTCGGAGTTGTAGTCACGTGTTGCCCCTTACATCTTCTTGATGGCTTTGGCTGTGTATACCGCACACCAACGCAAAAACTCACTGCGCGTCATGTCCATACGCTGACTTGCATCATGTATCAGATCGTACTCTACTTGCGACAGCCGCACAGGGATGATGAGTGATAGGCTACCATGCGCATGTGGTCCTCGCAAGGCAGCATAGCCTCGGGCGCGGGTTGAATGCATGGGCATGGGAATGGTCACATGTGTCGGTGCGCGTAGCTCTACAGCGGTACGTTCGATGCGTGATATTGTTGGCGTCGTGCTGACATGCTTGTCACGTGCGTCATCTGCGTCTTGTGGATCGTGTGCCATGCGGAGAGTGCTCCTGTTCGTCGTGTTGCTACATGCTGCTACATGCTACTACGTGTTGCTACAATGCTATACGTCGCAAGCAAAGAAAGAGGCGGTGCACTCTCCAATACACCGCCTCACTCGTCGGGCTCTGCAACAAGCCGTCTTATCGCGCTGGCGTCACTTCACCATCAAGCGGATGTACGCGCTCGCCCTGCCGCTGTCGATGGCCTCAAGTGCTTCCTCGGCCTTGCGGGTGGCTCCCACGACCTCCACGCCCTCGGGCAGCGCATCGGTCAGAAGAACGTAGCAGGGGCGCGGACCCTGAACACGACGCGGCGCGGTGCCAGTTCCTCGCCTCGCACGACCCGGCGTCGGGGTGGGCACAGCAGCCTCCCCCTCATCGTCATCGGCCTGCTCGGCGGCGGCATCGGCCTTGAGTGCACTGGTGTCCTGCGCGCCCTGCGAGTTGGCGGGACGGTTGCTTCGCGGCGCTACCGGTGCGGTCGCTGCTTCGGGCATTGGGTTCTCTCCATTGTTCGGGTTTGGGTTCGAGATGGTAGTGTAGGCACGTCCGCTGTGTCATATGTATAGCACCGGCAGCTTGACATTACAACCCGCCGATGCTGATTTCGTTGCGTTTCGGTGCAGATTTCGCCGCTCGTTAGACCGGATTGACCCGCGTGATGTTCTCCCGATTGACGCCCTCGTACTCATCATGCTCGATGGTCAGCCGTGCTTCGAGGCCAAGCCAGTCCTGCGGGTTGATCTGCTTGGACATAGCCGCACCGATAGCCTCGCAGAATTGCCTCATGCGGAACCGCGACTGCCGATCATCCTCTGCACTGACACGACGGTACACGACCTGCTTGCCATCGGGTGCATTGGCCATGTCGTAGTCTGCCGGATACTCATCGGGTGCGATGCTGAATGTCACGGCGACGTACTTGGTGTCACGCTGCGACATGCGCACTTCGGTAGCGATGATCTGTCCGACGTACTCACCGACCGGCAGTGGTTCTGGTGCCTCTGCGTCTGCGATGTCCTCCGAGAAGCTGAGTATGGATGGCAGTCCTTCGTTATCATCGATCATCATAGTCTCCGTAGGTTCGGGTTGAGCTAGTCGTCTCACTGCAATGCCATGCTTGTCTGCGGCATTGAGGTATGCGCTGTATGCACTCTCCTCTGTTGTGAACAATCCAAGATGTTTGCGCCGACCGTCGATGTTGATCTGCGCTACCCACTTCTGGTTTCTCTCCTTCCATGATACACCGGGATAACTCGACGTGCTGTTATACTGCGCGCCACGGTTCTGCCTGTTCTGCTGGTGCGTTCGATCACGTAAGTTGCTCCACCTGTTATCATGTCGTATGCCATTCTCGTGATCGATCTCTACGGGTATCGGCTTGTTCATCAAGATGTATATGATGTATGTTAACAATACGAGACGACCATGCACACCTGTCTCTAGATACCCGTCGTTACGCATGTACCCTATAACATCACCGACCTTATGCTTGTGGAACGGTGCCTTGCATGTTACTTCGCCACTGACTTGATCGTAGGCGTAACGTCGCCTGATTTCGGCAATGGTATCTTCTTCCAGTTGTTTCCTTTCCATTCTTCATACCATTCAGCTAACTCCCCTCCTGTATGTCGCCACACGAACTCCGGCTCACCGTCTGTGCGGAATAACCTCGTTTTACATGGCCGTCGTGCGCGCACCGGTCGTATGGCGATGCGTCGTTGTTTGCCTGTGTCTTCGAGTGCCCATACCTCGCTGAAATCAATCGGCGCGTTGGTTGTTAGCTGACCGCCGAGTGACATAGTGATCGACATGACAACGCCGTCGTCGTTTAGTTGTGGTGCTGCCTCGTGTGCGACGAAGATGGCATGCTTGTTAGCACGTGCGGTGATGCGTAGTACGTTCTTCACTAGTTGTGTGAGCAGTGCGTTGCGGTGTCCATAGCCCTGCATCGATGGCCGCTCAATCGTTGCACCCTTCACCTTTGTCACCGCATGCATCACCGACATGTGCTGTGCGTTAGTGAGACTGTCCACGATAATAGTGTCGTACTCGTCTAACACCTTGCCGATGCCTAGCGGGTTGTCCTGCGACTTGAACTGTTCCACCACACCTGCTGACACGTCTGACAGATCAGCTACATCAACGTCAGTGCGATGTGCGATTGATGCAGCACCATCGGGGTCGAACGATACAAGCAGCTTCTTGCCCGGTGCGGTACATGCGAGCGTCGTCTTGCCTGCACCACTGACACCCCATAGTAAGGCGGATATTCGTTGTGGTTTGGCGTGTGCTGGCTCGATGTCAACACCGCCGATCTTCACTACGGCCATCAGAACGCGATCTCCCCGAGTGGTAGTGTGGTGAGTGGTGCTGGTTCGATACGCCTGATCTCCGCATCGAGTAGCATAATGAGGCGACCGTCGTGCGGCATGTTGTATGTGTCGGTGAGATAGGTACGCGCTTCAACGTGTGCACCTTGTCGTAACGCATCGCCGATGACCATCATGGCGTTGTATCCGACGTGTGTATACTGCGCCACTAGCTCCTGCGACTTCTCATCAACCTCCCATCGCATGAATGGCAATGCTCGATACTTGGTCGTGTTGTCGCTTCTGGTCGTCATCTCACTCTCCATGCTTCTCCTCCAAGACATTCCATTCGCTGTGTATCATCTCAGCCATTATCTCAGGCTTCTCGTCACGTGGCGATGCGCAATACGGGATGAACGGACATGGGCGAAAGTAGCGACTGCATGAGTGCGTGAACTGTGGTGCGTCGTAGATGAGCGCGTCGTCGTTGTACTGCCTTATCACCTGCAATGTATGCAGAACCCAATCCATCCACGCGACATACTGGTCAGGACGACGGAACACGACCTCATTGACAAGACCGCCGTAGTCGTATGAACGAGGCATTGGTATCGACATGCCCATGACTTGCACCATGTTCACATCCTCGCCGAGTAGTGTGCTGATACCGATGCAGTAGCCGGTCATCTGATGCGACATATGCCATTGCTGTGCCCACGCATCACCGAGACGCGAGGCAGTCTTATTGTCATGGATGCATAGTCTAGGCCCTCGGTGCCAGTGTAAACCATCGGCGCGGCCCGTCAATCGGAAAGCATACTCGGGGCCGGCTTTGGAGCGGAACACGACCTTGACGTTGATCGGTATCTCGATGCCAACGAAGCTAGTCGGATCAGCGGTATCGTGTATGTACACCGGCCGCGTGGTATCCCACCTGTCGATGTATGCGATGAGTCCTTCTTCGATGTTGGTAATAGTGCGTCGGTCGTCACGTGGATCGTCGTAGAAGCCACTCGTGTACAGCGCATCGAGACAGAAGTTGAGCATCTGCGTGCGCTCATCCTCCGCCGGGTTCGCAGCCAACTGCATTGATTGCCAGCGATCTGCACCGAATAGCCTGCGCCCGTGGTGTTCCATATGGTCACGATGCCCATCAATGCGGCCGAGTTGCCACAACCTACATGCTGCGTACGATTCGTGTGCCGCTGATCCAGCATCGAGCGCCATCACACGTGCACTGCTGCTGAATGCGAGGCTGCGGACGTAACGAATTACGCCCCATGTTGGGCAAGTCGATACAGCGTTCATCTTTGTGTAGTCGAG